CTTTAGTGGGTTTCATACCAACTGTCTCCTATTTTATATTCTCCTGTTAAAGGACAACGCATATTATAATGTTCACCTGCTTTTTCTATGGATTTAACACCAAGCTCTCCAACAAAATCTGCTTGATTTTCTTTTACTTGTATCTGCCATTCATCGTGAATGTTTGCTACAAACTTAGCATCAACTCCATTTAAATTTATTAATGCTTGTAAAAAACACATAGCTTTTTTCATAGCTATCGCACCACCACCCTGTAATAAAGTATTAAGTGCTGCATGTTTGTGTCTTAAAAATATTTTTCTTCCGTCTAAACCTTTAAGATATTTTTTTTCTGCTGCTCTGTCAACTCTGTTCTTAAGATTGCTAAATGCTGTGTTACTATTAAGAAAGCGTTCTCGCAATCGTTTACCTTCTGCTCTGTTTCCATTAACGATACTTCCAATCTTTTCATCTCCTGCTCCGTATATGAGTGCGTAGATAAAAGTCTTTGCCTCATCTCTTGATTTAAGTCCAGCAAGGTTTTGGTTAGTTGTGTGAATGTCTCCATTAATAATTTCATTTATGTAATCCTCGTCAGCCATATAGTGTGCTAACAATCTTAATTCTAATTGACTTGCATCTATACCTACAAGTTTATATCCTTTTGGAACAGTCCAACAAGACCTGCATTCTTTTCCATAAGGACTATAAGCAGCAGGAACTTGAGCCATGTTAGGACTTCTATGAGCCATACGACCAGTAATAGCACCTGTAGATATTACACTACCATGTACTCTACCATCATCTTTACATGCATCAACCCATGACTCAACTTGTGCTGCTCTTTTTTGTAATAGTAAAAACTCTGCTATTAATTTAGCTTCATGTATATGTTTTATTTTATTTAAAGTTCCCTCATCTACTATTGGCTGACCTGTTGGTGTAAATCTTTTAGGTTTCCAACCAAAATCTTTTAAGTAATTACCTATTTGTTGTCGTGAGCCAAGATTAAATTCTTTTAATTCTTTTCTCATAAAGGGTGTCATGTCTTTAGTTTTTAAAATTGTTTCATATTCTAAAGTATTTAAACCAGACTTAGATAATGTTCCATCTTTTTTAAACTTAGGTATTACTTCTTTAATGTCTACCCATTTAGGTTTAAATGTTTCGTGTACTTCTTGTTCTACTTCTGACTTTCTTTTATTTAAAGAGCCAAGTAATAACATCGCATTCTTCTCATCAAACAAGAAACCATTTTCATATTGTTCTTGTAATATAATACAGACTTGATGTTCTAAATCAATACAGTCTTTAGAAAAACCTTTGCTATCTTGTCTTAATTTTTCTAATACTTTTTTATTAACTTTTACATCTTGTATACAATAAGATAACATTTCATCTGTAAACATAGACCACTCAGGTTGAGTAGACTTAGGGCAATTAAGCTTCCAACCCCATTTTTCTAAGCTGTGTCCACCCTCTCTAGTAGGATGTAAAAGTCTTGATAAGGTCAAGGTATCAATAACTTTAGTGTGACTAAGCAAGTCAACACCTGTTAGCTTTTTAATAACAGGGATATCAAAGCCAATAATATTATGTCCTATAATTTTATCAGCTGTCTTTAAAAGCTCAATGCCCTCGTCTATTTCATTTGGTTTAAAACTATATATTTTATTGTTCTGGTCAATAGCTACTAAACACCATATGTTTTTAGCATCTTCATATAACCCATCTGTTTCTATATCAAATACAAGTTCCATAATTTCTCCTAAAAAGGTATCACATCAAAGTCATCTGACTTGTTGCTAAGTTCATCATCGTGATATTCAGATAGCCTGCCAGTCTCTTTATTATAAACTAAAGAGCAAGCCATACCAACATCACCTGTATATCTTGATTTAAGAATACGAAGTTTAGTTGTTCTTGATTCTAAATCATCATCTGATTGTTGATTTCTTTCCAATGCTATAACACAATCTGAAAGCTGTGCGATACTGTTAGAGCCACGAAGATGTGAAAGACTTACACTTACACCATTCTCATGTCCCTTGTTACCTTCTATCCTACGAAGGTGAGATACAAGTATAATACCTGCACCTGTTTCTTCTACCATACTTCTAAGTCTATGCATTATATTATCAATAGCTTTGCGTTCATCACCATCCATCATAGAACTTACAAGCATATGTAGATGGTCAACCACTACCCACTTACAATCACATCCCACAATAAGATATCTTAACTTTGCAAAGATAGCATCTATATCATTAGCCCCAAAGTGAGCATGAATAAATACTCTATCATTTGAAAATACCCTATCAAACATTTCAGTCAAATGTTTTTCTGGGTAAGTATCACGAACACTATCTATAAATAATTTATCATTTGATTCAATAGAAAGTATACCATCAACTGTGCGTTTCCAGTCTTCTTCTAATGCTATGATACCTACATTGTCATCTGTATTTTTAATTAAATGATGTTCTATTTCTCTAGTTATACTAGATTTACCAAGACCTGTGCCACCTGTAAGAGTAACTAGTTCTCCTGCTCTAAGTCCCAATAATTTTTTATTTAAACCTTCCCAAGGATAAGCTACACTTTGTTTATGTTCTCTATTAAGAAAATCTTTTTGCTTTTCAGATACTCTAATGATACCACTAGGAGTATATATCTGTGCGTCCCACCATGCTCTTGTAAAGTCAGCGTGTTTACCCTGACTAAGCATATCATTGGGGTCTTTATATCCATTAGGAAGTGTAACTATCTTAGCTTTTCCGGGCTTAATAATGCTTGCTACTTTTTGTGCGGCTTCTGTACCTACCTTGTCTTTATCAAAACATATAACAACATTGTCAAAACTTTCTACATATTCTAAGTTTTCTTTAATGTCTTTTACTGCTGAAGCAGCACCTCTTATAATAGAAACAACAGCCCACTTACTACCTAGTAGTTCATAAGTAGACATAGCATCACACTCACCTTCTACAATAGTAAGATACTTACCACCCTCTTTAAATAAATTTTGACCGAACAAGCCAACACCATTTGGAGAACCATTAAATATAAATCTTTTATCTTTAATGTATCTTGTTTTGTTTGATGTCAACTCGTTGTTAATATAATATGGATAGATGTGCTGTGCTAATTTACCTGAACTATCATATACTACCTTGACTCCATACTTTTCAGCAGACTCTTTTGATATTCCTCTGTCTGTAAGCTTGGCGTAAATACCACCATGAGCATTAAGTTCTCGTATTGTTTCTTGCATTGTATCGTTTACCTTTGGTTTGTATGTATTTATATTATTTTTATTAGGAAAGAACTCATTACAACTAAAACATTTAGCTGAGCCATCTTCGTTAATAGATAATGCATCACTGCTTTTACAAGCAGGACAAGGCTGATGATACTTAATAAATTTTAAATTTGATTCCATTTGTTTGACCTTTTAAAAAGAAAGCTAGGCACTAAATTAATTAGATACCTAGCTTGGGTTGGAGATATACTACCTATGAATCTTCTTCAGAAGACTCATCATTATTCTGCTCAACATCAACCTTATTGGTATCTGTCTCGCCTTCTTCCTCTACTATTGCTTCAGGGTTTTCTTTGAGGAGAGTCTCAAGATTACCTCTATGTGTAGCACTAGCAAAGTTCAAAGCTTCTAAGATGATTTCAAGATTGCCAACTTTCTGTATCATAACAGTAGCGTTGGTTCTACTTCCTTCATCTTCTATATTACTAACATCATAAGATGTTGTTCCATCATCATTTTTAATTGTAATAATCATATTAAAATTCTTCTCCTCCTTCAAGAGACTCGAACTCCTCACCATCAGCAGACTTATAACTAATTAAATCAATTACTTGAACTGCTTGTAAGTCTAAACCTTTGAAAGCTCCATACTTATTTTCTACTTCCCACTCATTAAATTGAACTTTAACTCGTGAACCATTACCCACCAGCTCATCTATAGGTAACTTGTTTCTATCAAGTAACTTAGGTGCTTTCCTTACCATTCCATTAGGACCATTTACCTTACGCTTAATATTAATAGAACGACCAACGACCTCATCACTAACTGTTAAAGTTTTAACTTTAAAGCCACGACTTTCAAAATCGTTTGCCACCTCATCATCTACCACTAGGT